TTATATCCAACAGCGCACCTGACCAGACCGTATCGCTAACGGGCGCAGGAACTACCACTGTATCCGGTACATATCCTAATTTCACAATTACAGGCGCGGGTACAACCTACACAGCAGGAACTGGTATTACCCTAACAGGCACAGAGTTCAGCCTGACAGATACTAATGATAAGTTAAATCTTACTGGCGGCACGATAACTAGCGGTGGGAACATAGGGCTTAAAGTAAACCACAATGACTTCCAAGAAGGGGTTATAAGCTACCGCAACCATGCTAATAACTCAGCTAGTTTTGTACTAGAAAACGCCAGTGGTAGGCAAGGCACTTTATTTGCACAGAGCGATAATTTCCCATACTGGCGTGATGGTACTACAACAAACTCACACAAGATATGGACAGCAGGAAACGATGGCTCTGGCTCAGGCTTAGACGCAGATACTGTTGACGGCATTCAGGCAAGCGGATTTCTTAAAACAGATGGTTCTAACACTGGAACTTTCATTGACCTTTACAGAGATGTAGATTCTGGTTTCGGAGCGTATATTGATTTCCGTGAAGGCTCTGCTCAAGACATACGTTTAGGTGTAAATGTTTTTGATAGCCAACTGCCTCAAGCAGGAACGGCTCTTGTTCTTGATAGGGTTGGTAGTGGCGGAGGCGATGGGCATTTAGTTGTGCATGGCGAAATATTTGCAGGACATGGGGGAACACCTGCAAACGGCAACAAAGTTTGGCACGCAGGAAACGATGGCTCTGGCTCTGGCCTAGATGCTGATTTATTAGACGGTGACCACAAATCAGCTTTGTATAGAAAGGTATCTACAGCTAACGGCACAGCAGGCTCAGGGTGGATTACTGTAGCACAGTGTACAAGTAGCAGATACCACGGTGAAGTGTTTGTAACTGATGGTGAATCAGGTGACCACTCTTTTATCCGAATTGATTGGATGCGTAGCTATGCTGATACTGCATTCACAGTATTAAATTGTGGTGGGCATCAAAACAGAATAACTGGGGTGCGTGTTCTAAACCAAACCAGTGACACTACATACGGAACTAAAAAGCTCCAAGTTTATGTAACCACATCGTCTAATTATTTTGTAAGAATCCACTCAACAGGCGAGGTGTCGCACTACAGTGACTTTACTGCTGTTACTCCAGTAGTTCAAAACAGTATCACTGGGTATGCCACACAAGGTGCTGTATTAGAAGACCTTGATGATAACACATTGGCTACCCAACAAGGCATCCAAACAGGCGGTGGGTGTAGGATTCAATGGGTTAACGGGGGAAATGATAATGCCGCCGCATTCTTTCAAAACACTTGGGATGATTCACAAATAGGGTTTGGTGGCCGTGCCGGTGTTAATAGAATTGATAGCACTGTAGGTAGTTCTGGAGCAGGGTCTCATTTAAGAATTACAGCGGGTCTATCAGGTGAGCTTGCTCGTTTTACCACCAGTAGAAGATTAGGTATAGGTAACTCAAGCCCTTCTTATTATGTTGACACCACATTTCCTAACACCAACAGTACGCAACAACATTGGCGATTTACAGGATATTATGGTGGCTCACAATGCCGTAGTTACTATGGTATGTTCTTTATTGGTAGTTCTTCTAGCACAGGGCATGGTTTAGGATATAGTTCTAGTTATATATATCCTGCTGAAGCAGATAACGCTAGTTTTGTTAACGATAATGCTATGGATTTAGGTTATGCAGGTTCAAGATGGGATGATGTATATGCTACCAACGGAACAATCCAAACATCTGACGAAAGAGAAAAGCAGGACATTGAAGCACTCTCTGATGCAGAGCAACGTGTTGCTGTAGCGGCTAAAGGATTATTGCGGAAGTTTAGATGGAAAGACGCTGTAGAGGAAAAAGGAGACAACGCCCGTACTCACTTTGGGATTATAGCGCAGGACTTGCAAGCGGCCTTTGAAGCTGAAGGGCTTGACCATAGAAAGTACGCTATGTTTATTAAATCAGAATGGTGGATAGGAGATAAAACGCATCCTGCTATTGATGAGGTGTTGGATGATGAAGGTAATGTTATTGTTGAAGGCTCCCCTGAGCATATAGAAACAGACCACCATTACGATAATGAAGAAGATGCTCCATCAGACGCAACGTATTACTATCGCTTAGGCATACGATACAGCGAACTGTTGGCATTTATTATCGCGTCAATATAAGCAGGAAGGCATAAGATATGATTGATCCAGTAACAGCATTATCAGTTGCCGCCAACGCTTTTGGTACAGTTAAAAGAATGGTGGCCGCAGGGCGAGAAATAGAAGATACGCTTACACAAGTGGGCAGATTCTATGGTGCTGTTTCTGATCTAGCCGAACACAAGCGTCAAGCAGAAAATCCACCGCTATTTAAAAAGATCATTGCCAGTAAATCGGTTAATGAAGAAGCGATGGAGATATACGCCCGTCAAAAGAAAACTCAGCAGATGGAACGTGAATTACGCGAACTGTTAATGTTCCAGTTTGGAGAGAACGGCTATAAAGAACTTGTGGAGTTAAGGCGGTCTGTACAGGCGCAAAGAGAAAAAACAATTTACCTACAGGAGCGCAAGCGAAAAGCGTTTTTCTGGAATACAGTGCAAATATCAGGGATACTTGTATTAGGTTTTGCTATATACAAAGTATTTTCACTTATTCTAGGAGCGTCAGATGGCAACAGTTAAGGAAGCCCTTTTAAAACTAGAGGCGCATGAGCGTGAATGCGCTGTAAGAATGCAAGTCATTGATGAACGATGCCAAGGCATAGAGAAGCGACTGGATCAAGGCAGTGAGCGTTTTAAGAAAACCGAACTTATGCTTTGGGGTATATACCCGTTGATTATTGGCTTATTCCTAATAGAGAAAGGTGTCATATGAGTTTACTGGCTACACTCGCGCAACCTGTCGCGGGACTTTTAGATAAGTTTATTGAAGATAAAGATCAAAAGAATGCTTTGGCGCATGAAATTGCTACTTTGGCAGAAAAGCAAGCGCATGAAAGTGTCATAGCACAACTAGAAGTTAATAAAGTTGAAGCGGCGCACAAGAGTTTATTTGTGGCAGGATGGAGACCGGCCATCGGTTGGGTCTGCGTACTGGGCATGGCAGGAAACTTTATCACAATACCTATTACCAATATGATCCTAGAGTTAGCAGGATCAGACGTTACCGTTCCATTAATCCCAACAGGCGAAATGATGCCCGTTCTAATGGGTATGCTTGGACTAGGAGCAATGCGTAGCGTGGAAAAGGTCAAGGGCGTACAGAGAGAAAACTAATGGCTAAATCACCAAAAAAAGACCAACCGAAAAACTACTTTAAGCCTAAAGAGTTAAAGTGCAAGCATACTGGCGAGGAAGGTTTTGATCTACTGTTTTTAGCCAAGCTAAATGCTATCAGAGAGGAGTGCGGATTTAGTTTTGCCTTATCTAGTGCTTACAGAAGCCCACAGCACCCCATAGAAGCGCGTAAAAACAAGCTAGGAGCGCATACAACAGGTAAGGCTGTGGATATATTGGCTAATGGAGAAAAGGCCTTAGAGATCATTAGGGTGGCTCAGAAGCATGGTATTAAGCGAATAGGCATACAGCAGAAAGGTGGCGGCAGATTTATCCACTTGGATGACTGTACTGAAGAAGATGGATTCCCTTCTCCTGCCATTTGGTCTTACTAGGTTCTACGTGGAACATAAAAAAAGCCCCACCGAAGTAGGGCTGTTAGGTTAATCATCAAATAATCTGGTTACTGGTTCATCTGCCTTAATGTAAAATCTGCCTACGTCACCCTCAGGGCAATGGATTATTTTCCCTGTATTCCACCAGATGCCATATCCCTTTTCCATTATCTGACCATCCTCAGTTATGAATACATCGCAAGCGTTTAATTTTTCAAAAGTTGTTTTCATTAGGTTTATCCTTGTTTAATGATGCCCCACCGAAGTGGGGCTTATGACTTACAAAGTTTTATTTGAATCACTCCATTTCATAGTTTCCAAAATGGCAACCTCAACCTTGTCTGCTAGCAGTCTGTAGTAAACTTCCTTGGTTGTACCTTCTAGCTGTTTTTGCTTTTGCCGAAGTGCTTCATAAAAATCATACATATCGTTACCGCTTATTTTCTTATACATAATAATATCCTTTGTTCATAATGCCCCACCGGAGTGGGGCTGTTGATTTAGAAAATATTTAGGTCAGCCATTTCGCAAACTGAAAAAATATCCCTATTTAATGCCGTTCCAATTAGAACATTTTCTGCATCCTTTCTGGATTTGAACCGTTTTCGAAACACCTCCGCATCCTGTAATTGAGAGCGTAGTTGAGTCCTTTCGTGTTTTGTTAATACCTTTCCGTTAAGTCGATATGGTTCAGATATTACGAAATACACATTTCCAACAATATGATTATTCATAGCGTTTTCCTTTGGTTAATTGATTTTTAAAGAACGTACCATTTCCTCAATGGCATAGCCATTATACCATAAGTAAACACTAATGTCAATCTGACTATTTTAAATAATATGTACAAAAGTGTTGACTCTGCATTTGAGAGGGTGTACTGTAGCACTTCAATCAATTAATAAAGGCGAAACAAGATGAAAAAAACAGAATCAGTAATGAGAAAAGAGGTCAAAGACTTGAGCTACCAAATTAACAAACTAGGTGGCTCAAGAGTTTTACGAAACGAGCTGGCTATGTTGGATTGCCATCGTAATAGGTGTCGTGACTACGCCTCAGTAGTCGCTGATTATGACCAGAAAATTATGGCTAAGAAATGGGTGTTGCAAGAGTGTTCAGAGTTAGAAGCATTAAGGGCTGAACTATACGAAGCAATAGGCTAATAATCTAACCGCCCCCGCGAGGGGGCAACTAAGGGGAAATCAAAATGGCTAAATTAGTAATCAATACTCAGTTGCAAGAAAACTACGGGGCGCACACTTGGTTGGGTGATGGCGAATGTCCGCAAAGATGGAAGTTCAAGGGCGGTAATACATACGTTATGGAAAACCTATCTGATGCTTGCGTTAAAAGAATCCTAGAGAACGGTATTCCTACCCTTGATAAAATCATTACAAAGCGTGATGACTACTGGGCAGAATATATTCTCGATTGGTCAATACAGGATGATGACAAGGTGGTATGTGAAGAATGGGAGTCGCCTTGTCTTTTAGAGTTCACTGATGGTAAGTGGATGTTTGAACATACAGATCATTGGGGCAGAACCAGAAAATTCGAACTGGGTACTACCATCTAACAAATCTCCCCTGCAATCCTTTGCCCCTTAATTGGGGCTTTTTTTTGCATATTAATAAACAGAAGTGTTGACAATAGTGTTGAGATCGCCTAGTATCTAACTTCAATCAATCAAAAAAGGTAATAAAGACATGGCTAATTTTACTCAGTTAAAGAGAATTATTGAGATAGATGATACTGCTGATAAGGCAGTTGAAAGCTACGGAAGTTTTGTTAGTTACATGAATAATTTAGAAGATCAGATCAAAAAGCAAAACAGCTTTATGGGCAGGGGGTGGACTCAGGCGCGAATCAGCTTTGCAGAAGGTGCGAGAACGATTCCTGTTTTCCATAAGGCTATCTGCGACAAGTTTGGAAGTGAAGCAATGATAAAGGCAATAAACGCTCACCCTTTTAAATAATCTAACAGCCCCCGCAAGGGGGCATTTGCTGTAGGAGGCAAAAATGGGAATAGATGATCTAAACGATCTGGAGCGCGGTGAATACGACTGCGTTGTGGGTTATCCTGCCCTAGAGGGGCAATCAGATGCTTACTATGTTGGGTATGGTGAGCAGTACGCAAAAGAACAGGCTATAGGAGGCCGAAACAATGAAATCAAGTGATGCAATCAATGAACTGGCAAATGCACTCTGCAATGCTCAGTCGCAAATGGGGGGTGCTGTTAAAGACAGTGCCAACCCTTTCTTTAAATCTAGCTACGCTGATCTAACGTCAGTTATCAAGGCCATCAAGCAACCCTTTGCTGATAATGGTTTAAGCTATACGCAATTCCCTGTAAGCAATGAAAATGGTGTCGGTGTATCTACCCGCCTGATGCACGTTTCTGGTCAATGGTTAGAAATGGAGTACACCCTGCCGACTGTTAAGAAAGATCCGCAAGCGTCAGGGTCAGCCATAACATACGCAAGACGGTACGCTTTGCAGTCTATCGCGGGAATCCCTACGGCAGACGATGATGCCGAATCTGCAATGTTACGGGGTGATGATAAGAAGGTAATTACTACCGATCAGGTAACAGTTCTTGATGACTTACTGGCAGAAACTGGAAGCGACAAAGACAAGTTTTGCAAGTGGCTGAAGGTTAATTCGGTAGATCAGATTTTAACTGTTCACTATGATCGCGCTGTTGCCGCATTAGAGGCTAAGAAGTGATTATCCTAGACCATGAGCAGGGATCACCAGAGTGGCTTGCCGCAAGATTGGGTAAGCCATCTGCCAGTATGTTTAATAAGCTAATTACGCAAACTGGGAAGCCATCGTCATCTGCTGATGGGTACATCAATGAGTTAATAGCAGAACGCATTACGGGTAAATCTGAGCCATTTCACGTTACTGAATGGATGGAGAGAGGCACAGCATTAGAACCAGAAGCCAGAGAGTCATATGAGTTTATTTCTGGCAATGAGGTTATTGAAACTGGATTTATTCTTGATACTAGCTTCCAGTTTGGTTGTTCTCCAGATGGGCTGATACTCGACAAGGGCGGCTTAGAGATAAAATGCCCTGCCCCTAGAACAATGGTTAGTTACCTACGCGATCCGCGAGTAGGTGTTAAGAAATACTGGCAACAAATCCAAGGTTGTATGTGGATAACCAGACGGGGATGGTGGGACTTCTTTGCTTACCATCCTGAAATGCCGCACGTTCTTGTGCGGGTTGAGCGCGATGATAAATATATCGCAAAACTAGCCGCAGAAGTTGACAACGCTGTAGCTGAAATTTTAAACCAAGTGGAGTTACTAAAATGAAAGTAGGAATCGGATTAAACATTAATTTAAGCAAGTTGGATAAATCGCGTTTCGTAACGGGCAAAAACGGCACTTATGCTGATCTAACCGTATTCGTTGATATCCATGAAAAAGACCAGTATGGCAACAATGGCGGCATCAAGATGGCCTTAAAAGAAGGCGAGACAAAAGAAAACACGCAGTTGGATTTTGTTGGCAATTCTAAGGTGTTCTGGGTTGATGACCAATCTGCAAATGTAGTTGAAAAAGCAGGAATAGGTGTTGACCAGTTAGGTGATGATGACGTTCCTTTCTAGGGTAAAAAAGCCCCCCTTTCGGGGGGCAAACCATAGGAGGTTGTGAGTCGGGGGAACTCACCCGATTAATATAGCATAGGATAATAAAAGATGGAAAAGATACACGCAGGAGACTGCCTAAAAACAGCACAGAAGGCCAAATCTGTAAACAGTAGGCAACTGGCAAAGATCACTGGAACATCGCCACAGCAGGTATTAAGGTGGCGTTCCAATGCCAATATGAAACTACATACCATGCAATTAATATGCTTGGCTTTGGATATAACCATTCAGGATTTTATAACATTTAGTTATAAGTAGACTTTTAAGTTTACTTTGTAAGTTGAATCTTTTAAGGTTTAAAAAGTATTCGGGTGTTTGGATTGGGAATTTGTAACCCAATATCGAGAGTGACCCCTCTATCAGCACCTTTTGTTCAGTTTGACTGCTGAACAAAAAACAACGATTAATGCGTCTAGGCGCAAGGGCAACGGAACTGCTACTGATTCTAAATACGAATACGATTAAGTCACTAAGTCGCTGTAAGCCCTTAGATTTGTAAATTATGCTTTGTTAGGTGTAAAGGGTTGGATCATCTTGAAGAAAGTTTAAACAAGGTATAAACAAAAATAATTTATTAACTAACTTGGTGAGGCTTGCCGAACCATAGGAGCAAAGAGAATGAATATAAGTCATAAAGAGGTTGGTCATCTTGTTGGCATGGATGAACAAGAATTCATTAACTGGACTCAACAGTTTAAATCTACATTTATCGAATACGTTGACCAGAATGGAAATACGGGTGTTGTATACACTGATGGCGATGATGGTTTTATGCTTTTTGAGAATGAGTGCGATATTTTTGAAAGCGAAGGCACTAGGGTAACAATAGGTGGCCGTTACTGTGATATTGATTATTCGTCAATGACAAAAATTATTTCTATATTGTTAAAACAGGAGGCAGTCAATGAAAACTAGACTTGATGAATTGAAAGAACAGGCTGAAAGGTTTCACAATGACCACCCTGAAGTATGGGAAAAGTTTGTTTTGTTTACGTTTGACAGAATGAAGAAAGGCTACAAAAACTATTCTGTATACAGCATCATGGAAAGAATTAGGTGGGAAATGGATGGTGGTGGTGATGGTGTTTTTGAGTTTAAGATCAACAACAACATTACGCCTTTTTACGCTAGGTGGTTTATGGGAATGTATCCTGAACACTCTGGCTTTTTTCGGATTAGAGAGCAAAAAAGTTTATCTAAACCTGCAACTGGGATGGATGCAACTCCATCAATGGTGAGCTAAATGTTATTGAATACTAAAGAAGATTGGCAACCAGAAGAAAGTGACGTAATCGCATGGCAGAGAGCATACCCTGCTATTAATGTTCATCAGGAACTGGCCGCTATGGAGTCATGGCTAGACGCTAACCCAACTAGGCGCAAAACCGCCAAAGGGATAAAGCGATTTGTTAATTCATGGCTAGCCAGAGCGCAGGATAAAGGTGGTTCGCCACAAGCCAAGTCAAAAACAAAAAGCAACTCTATCCGCAACAAATCCATCGATATGCAACTTACTGATATTTCATGGCTAGATGGTGATGATTACGAAATGATGAAAAAGTATTATCTAGAGACTCGCGGATTCTTTTATGACGGGGGGTTAATCAATGGCTAACAAATACAGGCCGAATCTAATTCCCTTCAAGGGTGAGCATCCTTACTTTCAAGATGGTGAAGTTTACACGTACAGGCAGTACAGCGCGTACACGTATACCAGTTGCCTTGATGGGCGGGGAGTTGGCGCGTCAACCATGAAAGGGCGGCTACAGGGTGAGCAGTTTTGCACCCCAAGGCATTTACTGTCTATCGCTGACTTTATAGCCACTAGCGAAAAGGTAAAGAAATACAAAGGTTTTTGCAGAGAGAGCCGACTGCGTGTTTTAAACCAACCAAGGCTAGAAACGAAGTCAGAAAAAATGATGGGCAAATGGCTGAAAGTTAAATTGTGACGCAGGGGGATTTTGTGAAAATTAACAACCAGAAAGATGGTGAATCTGCATTACCTTTCTTGATGAAACGTATACAAGAGTGGGACTACACTGTCCCGCTCTGCATCAAGCTAGAAAAGTATGACGATGGCCGTTCATTAAGTCAGAACGCATTATTTCATGTTTGGTGCGCTGATCTCTCAAAGGCGTTTATTAAGAAAGTACCTACCGCAACAAAAGAAAATATCAAGCTGATGCTGAAGCAAAGGTTTCTAGGAACGTATGACGTTAAGGTTGGAAAGACAGTTATCGAAGGGCAAGTAAAATCATCGTCTAAGCTAACGAAAGGCGAAATGGTACACTTTATGGATAACGTGTATCATTGGGCAAGAGATAACGGGGTATTGCTAAAAGTGCCGCATGATTCGGAATACGCGAGGTTACAAAACCAACAGGAGCAGTAAATGGATAAGATTGATCCTAGAGTGCTGAAAGATTTTGCAACTACAGATAGGCATCACGAAGTATTAGATGCGGTGATCAGAGAAGGGTCAGCGAACAAGGCGGCCAAGTATCTGGGTTGCGGTAGGCGAGTTGTTGACAAGATGCTTGCTAGGCTAGAAAAGAAGGCGGCAAGTCAGGGCGTATCACCGCACAGAGATTTAGTTCACCAGACCGCAGAAGGATTTGAAGCCAAGCGAATATCTACTGCATATAAAGATGACGGATCAGTTGCCTTACAGTGGGTTATTCAGGAGCCAGAAAAGCGCGATATAAAGGCAAAAGTAGAGGCTGTAGTTGATGGCCTTACTGACGAGCTAAAGGGATTTAAAAAGGCTGTAAAAGCCCCTGCAAAGGTAAATTCTGACTATCTAGCGATGTACATGATAGGTGACCACCATTTTGGTTTATTAGCGGATTCAGAAACTAAGATGGCGGGTGACGATGATGACTGGGATGTAAAGATAGCCACCCAAATTCTAATAGATGCAACTGAAAGATTATCCAAGCGCGTAGGCGATGCAGAGATTGGCGTTTTGCTTAACGTAGGTGATTTCTTTCACGCTGATTCAAGCAAGAACGAAACGACAGCAGGAACTAGGGTTGATGTAGATACCCGTATAGGCAAGACGTTCAAACTGGCGGGGCGTTTATTCCAGATTCTTATTGATAAGATGCTAGAGAGCCATAAGAAGGTGGTTGTCATTAACGTGCGCGGCAATCACGATTCTGACATGGCGTGTCATCTATCCAGTTGCATTGATCTACTTTACAGTGAAGAAAAGCGGGTAAGCGTACTGCCTAACTACTCCAAGTTTATACATTACCAATGGAACAACAATCTGTTTGTATTCCATCATGGTGATAGAATAAAGCCAGAGCAGATTCTGCAAGCAGTAATTAAAAATCTCGATGATGAATGGGCGCAGAGTAAAAACCGCTATTGTCACATGGGGCATATTCACCACCATGTCGAGCGCGAATATGGAAGTATGCTATTTTCTGCGTGGGGGTCACTAACTTCTACAGACCAATGGCATTCAGATTCGGGATATGGCGCAGAGCGATCAATGAGTGCTGTTGTCTATCATAAGGATAGCGGTGAAGATTCACGGGTTAAAATAAAGGTTGGATGATGAGCAATGTTGTTAAATTTCCTGAAAACGGTATCAAACTGGTTCGCTTATATTGTGATGATTGCGGTAGCCCTTTGCAGTATTGGGTTTCTGCTGACGGGGATTCTTATGGCCTATGTCACACTTGCGATCTTCATCAACCTGACGAAGTTATTGTCACTAATAAAAAGGTTCATTAATGGAAATCTACCGGAAACAAGTAGGGGGCGATCACTACGCCAACAAGAAGATTCAACCGATACAGTACATCATGGCTAACGACTTGCCTTTCTGCGAAGGCAATATTGTTAAGTACATTACCCGATGGCGGGAAAAGGGTGGGGTTGAAGATTTACGCAAGATCAAAGAATATTGCGACTTTCTAATTCAAGGAGAGATAAGTGGCGAAGAAGAAGAAATCTACAGTCGCTCAGGAAGTTGAAAAAGCGGCCAAGCTGTTACAGCGGCTAGTCAGGTTAAAGGCATCAGATGATAACGGGTACTGCCAGTGCGTTACTTGCGAAAAGGTAGACCATTATAAAAATATGCAGGGCGGTCACTTCATCCCTAGAGGCCGAACTGTCTTTAAGTTGTTTGAAGAAAATATCCATCCTCAATGCCCTAGCTGTAATCTGTGGGGCATGAAGCAAGCGCACTACGTTTTGAGATACAGGCAGTACATGGTTGATACCTATGGTGA